CCGATACGGATTAAGACGGGATTTAAGGTGTTGCAGGCGGCGGAAACATGGCCGCAACCCGCCGAACTGCTCCGAAACCTGCCGCCACGGTTGGTACCAAGGGCAATTCTGGCAAAGCCCGCGCCGGACAAGGAAAAAGGTCGTCTGAAAATAGCGAAAGTGAAAGAAGCTTTAAACAAGAAAGGTCATTGAAATGAAGAAATGGAAAGACAAATGGGGTGATGTATATGAATACGACGACAGCCCCGAAGCCTTTAAAACGATAGTGGACGGGATTCTGCTGTTTTTAAAGAACACAGGTGCCGCCCCTGATGAATGTAGTCTGTTTCAATCGGATGCCGTACAGGAAGAATCCGTGCATCTGGTTATGGATATTATTACCGACGGATTGAAATTCAGACCCGCTGCCCATGAGTCAGCGAAATAAACGAAAGGGTGTGCAGGAATGCCCACCCCACTTAAGGAAGACGAAATGAGAAAATGGAAAATTGAAATCAAAGAAACTGAAGAAGGTGTAGTAATCGATGCTCCATTTATCCCCGCAAGCGATGAGTTGACGGCATTGGAGTGGGCGGTGAAAGAAATCGTTGCGTTTACTGCTTATGCGTTGGCTGCTGCGGCGACATCCGAAGATTATGTCGAGGGCGCGAAAGAGCGGATTGCAGCCGCCGAACAAGGGATTTTTGATATTAAAAACGAAGGTCAATCAATTAATTAATCAGGAAAGGACAAAGAAAATGGCTAAACAACGTATCAAACAGGCGGCAATCGAAGCCGCACAAGACAAAACCGAGGTAACGGCGCATATCCGCGCCATCGGCGACCTGAACCGCGAAATCAAACGCTTGGAAACCGAAGCGGGAGATAAAAAAGCGGTGATTGAAGAAGAGTACGCCGCACTTGCCGCGCCACTGAAAGCCGAGTCGGAACGCCTGACCGCCGCTGTCGCCGCCTACTGTGAGGCACACAAGGACGATCTGACAGAAAACGGCAAGACCAAGACGGTGGATTTTGTGACCGGACTCGTCAAATGGCGCATCCGCCCGCCTAGCGTCAAGGTAACAGGCGTTGCCGCCGTCTTGGCTTGGATGTCGGAAAAAACGGCATATCAGAGCTTTATCCGCACCAAGCAGGAAATCGACAAAGACGCCATCCTGAATGAGCGCGAGCAGTTTGCGAATGGTCAGGTGCCGGGGATTAAGATTGTGTCGGGGCTTGAGGATTTTGTGATTGAGCCTACGGAGCAGGAGTTGATGTGATGGCGAAAATTGTTATTACGATACAAGACGAGATGCCAGTAAACGGCGTGAACGGCGTGACCATCAGTTATGACGGCGATTTGGAGCCGCAAGGCGAACTGACGATGGCGCAGATGACGGCTTATAACATCAAGAAATTGATGGATGCGGTTGAGTTTGAGACCGCAAAAAGGCTGAGTAAAGCAAACTGACCTACGGCGGGCATCAGCCCGCCATTTTTGAAAAGGATTTAGATATGTGGTTTAAACAAGTTACCCCATTCCGCTTGCCGGAATTGCCTGAAAAACGCTTTTTAGATGAATCTCTTGTAAATAGTTGGTTTACCGAACCACAGGGCTTGGACTGGTTTTCCGAGGGCTTCGCCCACCCGACTGCGTTTACCGACCTTGCCGTGTTTGAAGCGCAAAAGACTATGCTTATTTCCCTGAAGCGCGAAGAAAAAGTATTGCCGGCTGAAGCCATCAAGCATAAATTAGATGAAAAAGTTGCCAAAATCCAAACTTCCGAAGGCCGTAACGTCGGACGAAAAGAAAAAATGGAATTACGCCAAGCTATTATCGACGAGCTGCTGCCCAAAGCCCTTACAAAAAGCAGCCGCACAAATGGTCTGCTGGCTAAAGGTTGGTTGTGGACGGATACTGCCAACCGCCGCAAGGCAGAAAACCTGTTGACCAAGTTGCGCGAAGCCCTTGGCGGTCTGCCTGCTCAACAACCGGATACCCGTCAATCGCCGTCATCTTTGATGACTAACTGGCTGTTGCAGGGAGAAGCTCAAGGCCGGTTTGAGTTGGATAGTGATGTTACCCTGGTTGGTACAGGTGATGTTGCCCCAAAAGTTAAAATCAGCCGCAAAGACCTTACCGCCACTGACGTGGTGCAGCACGCCCAAAACGGCATGATTGTCACCGAACTGGGCTTGGTGTGGAATGGACGTGTAGCCTTTATTCTGACACAGGATTTCACGTTGAAGCGTATCAAATGGCTGGATGTAGTGCAGGAAGAAGCCGAAGGTGAGGCTGATGATGCACAAAGCAAGGCCTATGCCACACAACTTCTTATGGCGGCGGCACTGAGTGTAATGCTTGGGGAGTTGGTAGAGTTGCTAGGAGGTTGGCAGGAATGATGGAAGGCTGGGATTTTTAAAGCTTGATTAAAGGCCGTCTGAAATGGGGTTTAAAACCTGTTTCAGACGGCTTTTTTATGCCTGTCCGTTTTGCAAAAAAACAGTGGCTTACTACAACATATAGTATTTTATCTGTATAATATGCGCTAATTAATCAATATATTGTGTTTTAGGGGTTTGAAATGCGCCGTGCGTTGATTGCGAAAATTAAAATCGCTCAAAAAGAGCTTGGTTTGGATGATGCGACGTATCGCGCGGTCTTGGAGCGTGTGACGGGTAAGCGGTCGTGTGCGGATATGGATGTTTCTGAACTTGAGTCTGTTGTCGCTGATATGCGGTCGCACGGATTTAAGCCTAAAGCAAAAGGTAACCCACACGGTAAACCGCATCTGCGTCGGACATCATCGGCAGCAATGTTGGACAAAGTCGAAGCCCTGCTGACCGTCGGCGGCAAACATTGGAACTACGCTCATGCGATGGCGCGGCGGATGTTTGGTAAGGATAAGGTCGAATATTTAGACGATACGCAGCTACATAAATTGGTTGCTGCGTTGCAGATTGCGGAAAACAGGAAAACGGAAAAAGCGAGTGGGGATGATGGAGTTCGAAAAAGTTGAACATTTATTGCCGGATACCGTGTTGGACATTGTGGATGTCATCGGACTGGCGGCGACGGAACAGCTGGTCAAGGCGATTGGCGGGGCGCGGTTTAAATTTGGCAAGGGTAAGGTGGACACCGAGCGTTTGGCAATTTTGGTCGAAGCCATCGGCGAAGTGAAAACGCATGAGCTGTTGCGGGTATATGGTGGCGAGGAATTGTATGTGCCACGTTGCGGCAAGGCGTTAATACAGTTGAGAAACCATAGGTTTTATCAGGAGTTTGTCAAACTGCGCGATGTTGATAAGGAGAGCGGGCTTATGGCGATGACGAAGCTATGCCCTAAATACGGTATCTCTTCGCGCACGGGATATACAATTATCAATGAGATGAGCAGACCTGCGGCACGGCAGGCGGCGTTATTTTAGGCAGTGATGTGTGACCAGGCTTTGGCCGTCTGTATTCAGACGGTCTTTTTTTTGGTCTGTCGGGGTTGAAACATCTACCGTTCAGGACGATGGGTTAAAGACGGTTTAATGGGGTTTTAAAACTATCCATTTGAGGTATGTATGGCTCAACAAAAAGAACTCCCTTGGGTGGCTGAAGCGCGAAAGTATATCGGCCTCGCTGAAGTCCCCGGTAAAAACCACAATCCAATGATTTTAAACTGGCTGCACGGGTTGAAGGCTTGGTGGAAAGATGACGAGACGCCGTGGTGCGGCGTGTTCGTCGCCCATTGCCTGCGAATCGGCGGGCGAGACATCCCGAAGGATTGGATGCGCGCCAAAGAATATGCCTTTGCCGGTAAACGCCTGTCAAAACCTGCTTATGGCTGCCTAGTGGTGTTTACGCGCCAAGGCGGCGGTCATGTCGGTTTTGTTGTCGGCAAGGACAAGGCAGGGAATCTGCTGGTTTTGGGCGGCAACCAAGGCAACCGCGTCAGCATTGCGGCATTTACGGCATCACGCGTGGCTGCATATGTATGGCCGTCTGTCGGTGGTGCTGCGCTTGAACCTACTCCGGAACGTTACAGCCTGCCATTGGGCGGTGCGGCAATGAGCAGGAGCGAGGCATGAAAAAGGCTTTGATTGCTTTGGCATTGGCGGCATTGAAACCGCAGGTGCCTGAATTTGAGATTAAACCTGCCCGCGTGGGCAATCTGAAACAACATCCGAGCCTGCGCTTGGGTAAGTCGGGCGTGGCGGCTGCCAAACGCGCGGCGCGTAAACGCAAGGCGAGAAAGTA